GCTCTTAGGAGTCACCAAGGAAGCGGTGTATGGCGCGATCAAAAAAGGGCGACTCAGGGTGTACCCCGATCAAAAAGGGGTGCCGATGGTTGATGCTCACACCTTGGTTGAGGAGTGGAACAAGAAAACTCAGCGACCCGTTTCAGCAAACGTTGTAGACAAACTTGCCAAGTCTGAGCCGCGAATGAGTCGTACTCAGGAGTACATCCCTGACTACGACGAGAGCAGAGCGCGAACCGAGTATTTAAAGGCTGAATTACTGGAGTTGGATCGTCAGACCAAGGCAGGCAAGCTTGTTCCAGTTGTTGATGTTGAGGCCCAGTGGATTGAGGTAATTGCCCTGGCTAGGAGCAAAGTCTTAGGCATACCGAGCAAGGCAAAGCAAAGAATTCCAGACCTTGATACTGCCGCAATGGCTTGTTTGGAGGATATTGTGCGTGAAACTTTGGAAGACTTGGCTGGGGAGGCAGAAGAATGAGCAATATCGACTTGTTGACCAAAAAAGCTTTGCTTGCGTTTAAGCCGCCAAAGAAGCTAAGTCTTAGCGAGTGGGCAGATGAAAATGCGTTTTTGAGTGTTGAGTCAAGCGCTGAAGGTGGTCGCTGGCGAACGTTGCCTTACCAGAAAGGGATTATGGATGCGATCACTGACCCTGCGATTGAGCAGGTAACAGTGATGAAGTCAGCCAGGGTTGGCTACTCAAAGATCTTGAACCATGTGATTGGGTATCACATTCACCAAGACCCGGCGCCGATCATGCTGGTGCAGCCGACGATTGAGGATGCGCAGGGATATTCAAAGGAAGAGATTGCGCCAATGCTGCGCGACACCCCGGTGCTTAAGGGCTTGGTGAGTGAGGCCAAGGCGAAGGACGGGGCAAACACGATCCTGCAAAAACACTTCCCTGGCGGGACATTAAGTCTCGTTGGGGCTAACTCGCCGCGTGGTTTCCGGCGCGTTAGTAGGCGAATTGTGTTGTTTGACGAGGTTGATGGTTATCCGCCCTCGGCTGGTTCTGAGGGTGATCAGATCAAGCTGGGCATCAGGCGTACTGAGTACTACTGGAACCGGAAGATCGTGTCTGGCTCTACTCCGACGATAAAAGACTTCAGTCGGATTGAGCGGATGTACAACCAATCAGACATGAGGCGCTACTACGTTCCGTGTCCTATGTGTGGTCATACGCAGTATTTGCGTTGGGCACAAATCAAGTGGTTCAACGATGATCCGTCAACGGCTTGCTACGAGTGCGAGAAGTGCAAAGAGCACATTCCGCATGCCAAGAAACGCTGGATGGTTGAGCGCGGCGAGTGGCGTGGAACGGCGCCATTTAATGGCAAGCACGCTGGTTTTCACATATGGGCTGCTTACAGCTACAGCCCAAATGCTGCCTGGTCAAATCTGGTGGAGGAGTTTTTGGACGCCAAGCATGATGCCGAGCAGTTGAAAACTTGGTGCAACACTATTGCCGGCGAGGTCTGGGAAGACGAATACGCAAGCAAGGTCAGCGGTGATTCCTTGATGCAGCGTGCGTCAGAGGAAAAGTACAAGCAGGGCACTCCGCCAGCTGAAGTGTTGTTGCTGACATGTGGATGTGATTGCCAGGATGACAGGCTCAGTTTGTCGGTGTGGGGTTGGGCCAGAGATGAAGAGGCGTATCTAATTGATCGAGTTGTTCTTCATGGCTCACCGTCTAGGCCCGAGGTGTGGAAGCAGCTAGATGAAGTACTGCAAAATCCGTATGAGACAGAAGACGGCCGCAAGCTGAACATTGAGGTTTGCTGCATTGACTCTGGTGGTCACCACACCCAAGAGGTATATGGCTACAGCCGAGAGCGTGCGGCGATGGGTGTGATTGCGATTAAGGGTATGGGTCAGAAAGGCAAGCCACCACTGGGCAAGCCGAGCAAAGTTGACATCAATTTCAAGGGCAGAGCGATGAAAAATGGCGCTCAATTGTTCCCTGTTGGCGTTGATGGAGTGAAGTCGTTGTTGTTTGGCCGGCTGAAACACAATGATCCAGGGCCTGGGTATCTGCACTTCTATCCAACTGTTGGCCCTGACTATTTTCAAGAACTTACAAGTGAACGTCAGATCCTCAGGTATCGAAATGGCTTCCCCCAACGGATCTGGTGCAAAAAAAGTGACAGCCCAAACGAAGCGTTAGACGAAATGGTCTACGCATACGCAGCCTTGCACCGCCTTTACCAGAAATACGACCGCCGAAGCATTTGGGATCAGTTTGAGCGGCGAAATGAGCCTAATAAGGCGTCTCAGCTAGGATCAAAGCAACAAAAACGGCCTAAACGCCGTAATTTTGTCTCAAGCTGGTAGTCCTGTGAACATCCCAAGCGAGATCCGGGCTGGCGACACCGTCAAATGGAGAGATGACTCCTCGACGGATGTTTTCGGCAACGAAATCAAAAGTGACGAGTGGACTCTCAAGTACTACTTGAGAACCAATACCGCCTCGGAAGGTCATATTTCTACGGGCAGTGTTTTCGGCACTGGTTGGGAATTTACGATTTCTGCGACAGATTCAGCAGGATTTGACGCTGGAAACTGGTATTGGCAGGCGATCGCCACCAAGAGCAGCGAAAAGATTACTCTTGGCTACGGCACTCTGACTGTTGAGGCGGCACTTGAATATTCAGGAACGCCTGGCGCCTTCGACGGGCGCAGCCAAGCAAGAAAAGACTTAGAGGCAGTTCAGACAGCGATCAGGACTTTGATCGCTGGCGGCGCTGTCCAGGAATACAAGATTGGCAATCGCAACCTAAAACGTTACGACTTGCCTGATTTGATTCAGCTTGAAGGTCGTTTGAAGGCTGAGGTGAATCGCGAAGAACAGGCCGAAATGATTGCCAACGGCCTTGGCAATCCACGCAACATGTTTGTGAGGTTCAACTGATCATGGGTATTCGTTCAACCGTCATGAACTTTTTGGGCTTTGGCAAGCCTGCTGCCAGAGTCTTCCGCCGCGCTTACAGCGGCGCGATGGTCTCGCGTTTGACAAACGACTGGATGTCGACGCAAGCCAGCGCTGATGCTGAAATCAGGGGCAACCTACGCAGGCTGCGTGATCGTTCCCGCGAGATGGTGCGGAACAATCCGTATGCGCGGCAGGCTAAGCGGACGACACAGATTAATGTGATTGGCACCGGCATCAAGCTGCAATCACAGGTGCTCCAGCTGCGCGGCAGCAAGCGAGACAACCGTATCAACAATGAGATTGAGGCGAAGTGGTCCTATTGGACGCGGCCTAACGCTTGTGATTGTTCAGGTCGTTATAGCTTCCACGATTTTGAGTGGTTGGCTGCTGGCGCCATGTGTGAGTCAGGCGAAGCGTTATTCAGGATTGTCCGTCGCGCCTTTGGTGAGTCAAAGGTGCCTTTAGCGCTGCAGATGATTGAAAGCGATCTGCTCGACGAGTCATACAACGGCGCTACGCAGAAAAAAGGCAACGAGTGGCGCAATGGTGTTGAAGTTGATGAGTGGGGCCGCCCTGTGCGGTACGCGATTCTGACTCGGCATCCTGGAGATACATTTTTCCAAGGCAATCCTGTCCCTGACAGGAAGCATGTGTTTTTGCCTGCGGATGACGTAATCCATCTGTTCATGCCTGAGAGGCCAGGTCAGAACAGGGGTGTGCCTTGGTTCCATAGCGTGATGGCCGACGCGCATCAGCTGCAGGGTTACGAGGAAGCAGCGGTGATTCGTGCTCGTGCTGGCGCAAGCATCATGGGCTTCATTACCAACAACGAGGGCGAGCTGATTGCTGATGACGTTGAGAACAGTCAGCGCATCAGTGAGTTTGAGCCGGGCACTTTCAAATATCTGTCGCCTGGTGAGTCTGTGTCGGTTCCTGATATCGATTCGCCAGACCAGCAGTTTGAGATGTTTGTCAAAAACAAGGTCCGACGCTTTGCGTCAGGCTTTGGTTGCTCGTATGAGACTTTGTCTCGCGACTTCAGCGACACCAACTACAGCAGCTCACGACTGTCACTGCTTGAGGACCGCGAGCACTGGCGTGTTGTTCAGAAGTATCTGATCGACAACATGCATATGCGTGTGTTCCGTGAGTGGCTGAATCTCGCAGTTCTTAGTGGATACTGCGACTTTCCTGACTACGAGCTGCGCCCTGAGCGCTATCTGTCTCCGCGTTGGATGCCGCGTGGTTGGAGCTGGGTTGATCCGCTGAAAGAGGTCAAGGCTTATCGCGAGGCGGAGCAGGCCGGCTACATGACCAAGCAGCAGATCATTGCTTATTCAGGCGGTGATTTTGATGACAACGTGTCTGAGTTGGCTCGTGAGCAGCAGATCGCCTCTGACGCTGGAATCAAGCTAGACAAGGATCTTGATTTGACTGACGAGACTATGCAGCTTTCGTTGCTTGAATCAGAAGAGCCACAGCCCACCCGCAAGCGGACAAATGGCAAACGTAAACGGAGTTGAGATCGACCTTATGCCCAACGAGGGCATGAGAACTGAGGCTCAGCGTTATCGCGATTGGAAGGCTGACGGTGAGGGCGGCGGCACTGATGTTGCTCGCACTAGAGCGACACAGATTTTGAGTGGTAGAGAGCTAAGTCCGGACACCGTAATTCAGATGTCGGCTTGGTTCGCGAGACACCTTGTGGACAAACAAGGCAAGGGTTTCAGCCCTGGAGAAGAGGGTTATCCCAGCAACGGAAGAGTTGCATGGGCTGCATGGGGAGGCGATGCAGGCAAGTCTTGGTCAGACGCTCGCTCCAAGCGAATCAAGAAAGCACGGGAAGGTAGACAACTTATTAGCAATAATGAGGAAGAACTCTTGACTTCTATGGAGCAGGAACAAGAAAGGGCAGCGCCTG